TTTCGCCATTCATTATGGCCATCATTCTAGCCATGGCCTCGCGTTCGGCATCAGTGACTACAGTCATCAGTCTCTCTCCACGTACTCTATTTCATTGTATGTATAATAGGTGCGACCGTCAATAAACGCACGGTCAAGCACACCTCTGTATACCAACTGTCGAGCAAGCTCTTGCTCTCGCTCGTTTAGTTCCCTGCGAGGTAACGGTGCTCCGTGACCTCTCACGCGCTCGCTGACCAGCATCTCGTCATTGCTGACTGGTACCATCAATCCGCCCGTGATCTCTAAGAACTTCATGATTGAGCTGCACCAGGCGTTGCGTTAGCAGGAGTTGGCGCTCCGGCTGCAGCTTTGGCCATGTTGTCTGCAGACTTAATGAAATCAGCTCCCATGGCAGCCAATGTGTTTAACGCCTGTAATTTCTGTTGACCAACCACAGTCTGTGGTGGGGTGTCAGCAAAACTCTTTCCAAGCATTGCTAATATGCTACCAGCAGCATAGAAACGTGCAGCTTCAGCGTTGCCTTTGTACTGCGGCATGTTTTCAGCTGACTGCTGCAGTTTAGACAGCATGTCATCGTTAGCATCCTCATATACCGGGCTATCCTCAATCTCTTCTGCCACCAAAGAACCACTGTGTTCCAATCCTGCCAGCTGCATCATGCGATTGATGGCAGGCATGGCCTGCATACCGCCTAGCACGCCTTCTTCTACTTTCTTGGTTATCTTGCTCTCATGTACCATCTTTAGTTGTCCTTTATCAAGTATGCCTACTGTATCACGGGGTCCTTGTGCGATGCGCACTTCGGTTGTGTTGCCTTCGTAGATGACCTTGTCACCAATCTCATATTGAGGTATCAAGACCGCACTTGCGATCTCTCCTTGGCTGAGATGATGCTTCGCTTGGCGGCTGAAACGGTCAGCAGTGGTCTCATAGAGACCTTCCGCGCCATTGAGATCTACCTGTGCGAACTTCTTGAGACGTCTCATGTCATCATCCTCCGAGGTTATGGTACGTATGAATTCAAGCATTTGGATCGTCGTACCTTGGTTTCTTTATGGGGAACATTGGCTTAGGGAGCTTTGGCAGGTCGCGCTGTGGTACAACCTCGCGGTCAACCTTCGCGAGCTGACCATCCTTGCGGACCCAGACTCGCTTGATGCGTTTCACACCTTCAAATACTTCATCCAGCAGCATGGCTTGCTCTCCCCGTGTGATATTTAGTGCTTATTCATGCGAAAGGGCACCCGGAGGTGCCCTTTCTGTGTTAATACCCTGTGGGTTTGATCTATTAGATCATGCCGCCTGGTAGACCCATGTTGAGCGAAGCCATGGTGTTGGTAAGGGTTGCGCTGCTGGTGTTGAAGTAGTTTACGTAAGGAGCAACAGTGTTTGTGGTAGCAAACGGGCTGTTTGTAGCTGCTGCACTGCTGTTGCTTGAGCTTGCCAGCACCTGTCCGCTCTGCAGATCGAAGCACTGCAAACCATCAAGTCCGCCGTAAAGTGCGTTGCTAGCAAGGATGTTGTATCCAAGCGAGTTGGTGTTGTCCGGATCATTGCCACCGTAGTTGTTGTAACCGTTGAGTTCCCACTCATTGTTACGCTCAGTGCTGATCGTTACGATCGTGATGGTCTTTCCGGTTGCATTGTACGCACCGTTGCTACCAAATACTGCCGTAGCTGGATCATTGTTATTGGTGTAACCAGCTTCGTTGAAGTATACGCTGGTATGACCGTTGATCGTGCCACCGTTGATGCTGCCTGGGAGCACGCTTGCACCGACTTGAACAGGATTTCCACGACCAGCGAATGTGTTGATCAGGATGTTCATGTTCTGCTGCTGATAGAAAGCATTGAGGTAGGTATTGAGGCTGCTGTATGTAACAGCTGTACCAGTTACGTCTGTAACTGTGACATTCTGCCATGTACCAAGGGTAGCATATACCTGGTAACCAGGAAGGTCAACAACTGGAGTGTCAACGTTGGTCTGATATACTGGCACGTAGGTAGCGAATGCCCACCATGTTGGCTGTCCACTGAGGAACGAACCAATGCGATAGTTGCCATTTACTTTATCGGTCATCTTCTCTCTCCTTAAGAGTTAATGCAAAACTGCTTTGCTGAGATTATTTATACCTAGAGCACTTTCACTTGCGCTTACGGGTTCTCTTGCGAGGTTTAATTTCTTCTTCAGGACCAGGTATGTAGCCAAAGAGGCTGGGACGGCGATTGATAGCACCCATAGGATTGGCAACGCTGGCGATGCTGCCAGCTGAAGTAGACCCACCGCTGGCGCTTTCTACTATGTCGAGGAACTGATCCCCCTGTTTGACTAGATCTCTGAGTTTCACTGTGCTATTTCCTTTTTCATGAAGTGCGGGCGATTTACTAGTTTGATCTTTCCGCTGGGAGTATCTGCCACATAGCCTTCATGACCCGGTACATCGCGCAGTTCTGCCCTCACTGTGCTGCCTACCTGAGCATCCACGCTCTGTTTCAACGTGTCCTTGAGCCTAGTTAGCTGATCAGCTACCATCCAGGCAGCACCGTAACCTTTGGTATTTTCACCAATCCATGCCAAGAGATTTTCACGCTTGCGATCCGTTAGCCCGCTAGCACTGCTCTTGGCCCATTCAATAAAGCCATTGGCTGCATCTTCCAGTCCATGTGTGCCAGCATATGCTCTGTTGTTAACGTATTTCTTCATCAGATCTGGCAAATTAGTCAGCTGTCTTGCTGCCAGGCTAGACTGATCTAGGAATCTGTCTATGCTAGCACTGTTGCTGTTGATGAAATTGCGCAGTGTCGTGATAGATTTGGTGGGCAGCGCTGTGCTTTCTAGATCACGTATCTCTGGTCCCATGATGACCAAGCCTGGTACATCACGCAATCCACTGCTTTCTATGTCGCCGATGGCACGCGGTTCGTCGTCTTCTCTGCTGTCAAACCTGCCATGAACTGCGATGCCAGCTCGGCTCTTGCTAATGCGTTTACCAAGAGGACTATCAACTGGTATGCGATAGGTTATCTTGCTTGGTTTGAAAACATAATGACCGTCTACCACATCAGGGGTATTGGTCCAGAGGACGTCTCCCTGCAGGTATTCCTGCTTGTCTTCTGGCACAGCACGTTCCAGCAGGCCATATAATCCGGCTATGCTCTTGGCATAGTCTTGCCTACCAGGATCGTTAGGTTTGCGCATGAACAGCATGGTGTTGAGATCACCCGCACTGCGTGGCATTCCGCCTGGTTTCTTGCTGCCAAATCCGCCCTTGTCTGTGAGCGTAAATCCTTCGGCATCTCTGCCAAATATCACCGCAGGACTGCCATCCCACTTTATGGTAACCGTGTGAGGTTTGTCAGCAGCATGTACAAGCGCATTGAGCGCACGCTTGGCACCAGCTGATCCCTCTTCAAACACTAGATCTTCTGGATGATCGATGCGTGCCTTGGCTTCTGCAATGAACCAACGCTGTGGAACTATGATATCAACATGTCTCATCACAGTCCTGCCTGATCTGCCTGCCTCTTGTTACGAAGCAGCACGCTAAATGTGCTGTAATTGGCATCTGTAGGTTGTATCACTGTGCCATCTTTTAGGTTTATTGGTTCGCCGTCCTTCCAACCAGCATTGGGATCGCTAGTGGGTTTGGTGCTTGGCACAGATGTACGCGATTTAGGAGCAGTAGGTTCTCTAGAACCAACTTTGAATTTCGTAAGCTCCATTCTGCGTATGCTGGCTATTGCTATGAGTTTCTGGAATATATCTTCGATCTTCTTGGCATCAAGTCCTCTGCCAAATATGTCTTCCAATCTGTTATCTTCATCGCTTAGGTCATCTAGTGTGACAGATGAACCTACTTGCTTGTTCAAAGTTCTCAGCACACGTTCTATTTCTTCATCTGGTAATTTCATACCACCATTCAGATAAACATACACCGCTCGTGTTGGCAATTCCTGTAGAGTCCCACGTGTGATCTGTCGATTAGATTTGTCACGCCATCTTCCAAGTATGCTCATCATGTTCTTGTAATAATGATCGATGTAATCATTCATTTCATCTTGGCCACCGAGGCTATCTTCCACACCTGGTGCAAAACCTGCTATCCATTTAGCAAGCGTACCGAGGCCAAACGCTTCACCGAGGTTTTCAGTTTTTGTTGCTGCAAACTGATCATATCTCATCGCTCTATGCCTCTTAATTCCTTGATCTTCCTGCCAAATTTACGTTGATCTTCGCTCATTATGCTGCGATGCAGGCGCTTGATAAGATCGTTGGCATCTTCTTCTGAATAGCTCTCTCGTATAAGCTGCACTAGATTGATAGCACTGGCAATGATATGGCTAGCACGGCTTTCTATGACCGTGTGTTTGCTCTTGGCAGGGACGAACTTGTCCAGTTCGTCAATGAAGCTGTTGATCTTGTCAGCCATTGTGATCCTCATAATAAGCCGATTATTTAGCCAGAGCTCAGCTGTCGATAAATACCTTTTGTAAATGATCCGGAGCTAGACATGAATATCACATTGCAATCTGATGCTATGCGCGAACTAATGCAGCGATTAGATAAACTAAATGAGGCAGACAGTGTGGTGCAAGATGCAGCAGCTAACACCGAGTCAGAACCAGAAGCTCCAGAAACTGGCACAGAAGATCAAGTCAAAGATGACACCGAGATCGAAGATGTGATGACAGAACCAAAGTCATCTGCACCTGCTAAGATATCATTACAAACACTAGCTAGTGATCTAGGACTGGAAAATACTGCGCTGTTTAAATCTGCATTTAATCAGCTGCGTAGCGGTATAGAGCCAACCGATCAGGACCAAATCAGAGAATTAGCTAGCGCATTTACCAAGATCATGAACACAGATACCAGCACTGCTCAAAGGGTGGTAAACCGTCTGCGCATGATATATCAAAAGCCACTAACAGGTATCTAAACTATCTTCTGATCAGGCTAGTCAAGCTGCTGAGCTGACCTAGGCTCTTGCCGATATCCACAGATGGTCGTGCTGCTCCGGGAGTGTCACTCATGCCCTTGGGCGGTGGATTTAGGTTCTTCCTCCGCAGATCATTGAACACATCTGCACCCGCGCCGCCTCCCTGCAGCATGTTTTGTTGCTCTTCATCCAAGTCAAATATCTTCAGTGTGTTCTGATCAAAGCCCAGATATACCTTGCTGCCCACGCCGCTTGAGCTACGTGTTTTCAAGAACTGAATCTGATACTGACCGCGTTCTTTCATCGCAGCACTTGCAAAGATTGATATAACGTTATCAGCCGTCTGAATCTTGGAGATACCACCCGAGATCATGCTGTGATCATGTTCCTGTTCCTGTGTTGCACTTCTGTTTAGCTGACATGCTGTGACACATACCATGTTGCGCTCAACTGCTAAACCTCTGAGTTCTTCAGTGACAAACTTGTCCTTGATGAACAGGTCGCTGGGATTGATCTTCTTGTTATTGGGATACAACAGATCCAAGTAATCCACCACGATCACGTCACAGCGCTTCTGCGTTTCAATCTCATAGTTCTTGAGATAGGCTTTGATGTCATTAACTGTGCTGCCCTGTGGTAGCTGGCGCACATGCAGCAGTCCGCTCTTGCGCTGTGCTGCTTTGACCTTGAGCTCAACCGTGTCTAGATGGCGAAAGATCTCTTTGCTACCGACTTCAGTAAGCATGCTATCCATTCTCATTGAGGTCAGTTCTTCACTAAGTTCTAACGTGATGTACACCACGTTCAGGCCCTGCTTGACCATGTTCAAGCTCATGTTCTGCAAGAACAGAGATTTACCAACACCAGAGCCCGCACACCAGATTGTGATCTCACCTCTGTTGATGCCGCCATACAGCTTGTCATCCACACTCTTCCAACCAGTTGTACACTGACCGTTCTTGTCTTTGATCTTCAGCAATCGAGCTCGCGGATCTTCAAAGTAATCTGTACCAAGATCGCTCTGCAAGCTCACCAGTATGGCTTCCCTGACCAGCTTCTCAACCTCACCATAGTTGCCCTTGTCTATGAGATCAGCACTGCTGAGCACAGCATCTGCAAGTGCTCTGTTCTTGCAGAAGCCTTCGATCTCATCCAAGAATGCATCTTGATGACCGGGACTGATGTCACCAATGTGTGTAAAGTCCAATCCTGTCTCAGCATTAACCTGTTCTATCTTTGGCAGCACACGATATTCCTCAGCATGCTTGACCATATAACGCACTGCTGGTCTGAGCTTGGCCACAAAATATTTGGGATTGACGATGTTCACGCAGCGAGTGAAGATGTCTTCGCTGCTCAACAACACGTTGATCAGCAGCTTCTGCTTGTCCTCGTTGTAATCTGTGACGGTCTCTTTTTCTTCATTGCCAAATCTATCTGCCATCCGTCATCCCCTTCATCTGAACATCTTGCGTTTGGTGCCAATCTGCAAGGCACTGTTGGTCTTGCTGTCTATTATTGTGCGCAGAGTGAACAGTTTCCCATACCTGCAACTGGCATCTGCTGCATCTTTTACATCATCTTCCCAGTCTGGAAAACTCACGCTCCAACCTTGTTCCAATGCTATATCTATCAGCCCTT